TTTCTTTTGCTTCTGCAGGTATTTTCACTATTTCTGTCATTGTGGTCTCCCTTGTCTATTGTATTTCTTATAACTTCTTTTTTCATTTTTTGAAAGTCTTTTTTTATGACGTCTAGGACGTTTTCTTGGTTTCGGCCTAGGGGTAAAATTAACAAATTTTTGCCTAGCCATTTTCTTGAGATCTATCTATTAAAGCATAACTTATTACGCCTTGAATTTTATTACTTCCTGTTGCTGCTTGAATTTTAATTAAATCTCCTGCTTCTAAATTAATACCTTGGGGCGATGCATTAACTTGTGATTTTGCAGCCACATCATCCCTAAAAAATTCATACTCAGTGCTTGAATCTGAAGTATCTATTAAACTTGCATTTACTTGTATAGCTGAAGAGGCATCATTGTTTGCACAATAAATACTTTTAACAATAAGAGTTGCATCAGTAGGGCAAGTCAAAACTGTGTTTAAGTTTGTATCTGCTTGTTTGAATCCTTGATTTTTATATTGTATTGTCATGACATAAAGTAATTAAACGCATCTTGTTCATTTTTCAAGTCCTGTTGATAAGATGTATTCAGTTGATTTTCTACTGTTGTTATAGCTTGGTTAATTTGCCTAAAACCTTCTTCAGTGTATTCTTTTGGTGGCTCTGGTACATAAACATTTATTTTAGCCATTATCTTCTACCATCCGCATTTACATCAACTCTGAAAGTCCCAAATCTCCAAGTTTCATCATTTGCTGTATTTTCTATTTTTAAATTAGCCAAACGCCCCCTAGCTCTTGTATCAATTTTTTGTGTTGATGAACTAACGGTGAACGGACCTAATTGTGATGACACATTTGTATCAATTGGGAAGTCTTTTAATCCAATTGTTATAATTGCATTACCTTGTAAATTTTTAAAATCTGGGATAAATCTACTTATTCTCATCAAAAATTGACCATCTCCTTCAGTGGGAATGTCAAAATCACCAGATTGTATAAATGCTGCAATAGCAGTTTCTGTACCGTCAAGATCAATTATATTTGTACCTACTTCTTGTGCAAAATATTTAGTTGCTCCAAAAGTATTAGTTGCGCCACTTAGATTTGTAACAGTAGGAGTTGCTGTAGTTGTATACTCTGTAGCATAAGGTTGATCATATGTAGAAGCATCGTGATACGTGCTTCTTTCTAAAGTCATGATCGACCAAACATTCTCAACATAATTATAAACAACACTTCTATTGTTTTGTGTTGCAGGATTACTTAATGGTTTACCAGAAGGATAAAACCAAACTATCTCGTTAAATAAAGAATTGTGAGATGCATAAATAATTTCGTTTGAAGAATAATTTACACCAATATTATCTCCTGTAGTTGTAAATACAAAATCCTCTACTAAAGATGGAAGAAGTTTTACTGTACCGTCAAATTTAAAAAAACCACCACCAGTCCCCATCCAAAAGACTTGACCATCTGCATATACAACAGCGTGTTGACCAATACATCCACAATTAGAACCAACTTGTCTTATGGAAAAAGTAAATGGTGGTCCTACAAATTGCATAATATATGCAGCTGTATCAGTTAAAATTAAATTATAATCTTTACCAGAAACTGCAGCTACAATTTTGTTTCCTGTATCAAGTCTAAAAGTACCTGCGGTATTAATTGATGTAGGTTGGTAAACATTATAATTTTCTTGATCACTAAATCTTATGAACATTGGATCTTGTGTAGTTGAATCACCTATTGTAGTTTCAGTTCCAAAATGAACAACGTGTCTATCTCTATCAGATACGATGGTAAGTCTTGATGCTGTAGGAGCACCTGTCATTATGGTTGCTCTATTCTCTAATGGGTTCGCTGCTCCAGCATCCCAAACAAATGTCTTACCATCTTTTATTGTAGCAATAAGTTGTTGTCCAAAATTATCTAGAGACCATGATCCTGGATCAAGAACCACTTGACTTGATGTAGTTTGATTACCCCAACCAACTGTCCCCCATGTACTAGTACCCCAACCATAACCATATGTTTGAATAGTAGGCCCTATTTCTTCATAAGGATTTATTGATGCTCCTCCAGCTGCAGACATACCAGTTCCAGTTTCAGAAATTGGCATTGTAATTGTAAATGAGTTTGTAGCAACAGTTAATACTTCAAAGGTGTTTGCTGTAAAATCTGTTGTATTAAATCTTGTAACTGTTGATTGTCTTACTGCAGTTGTATCTGCATGTGATGCAGCAGTCGTTCCACTAGCTCCTCTAGTACATCCAGTTAAATCATTTGAAGATTTACCACTGTAAGTAATTATTTCATCTTCAATTCTTACTGATCCTGATGTAGAAAAAGAAGATGCATCTGTTAGAGTAATTGTAGTAACAGAATCATTTATTGCACCATTAAGAGTTGTTGTTGCTCCCGGTACAGTAACAGATGTAAAAGTAACATATTCACCTACTATCAAATTGTGTGTAGCTTTATTTACAGTAACAGTTGATGATCCATTGGTAGATGTGAACGTGGCTCCTGTAATTGCTGTTGCTAAAGGTGTTATGTCATAAAATGCATCTTCATAATAAATATACAAAGCTTTAGAGGTTCCTAAAGCTGCATACTTTCTACCTTCTAAATCATTCCAACAATGTTGTGCTCTAGCAGGACCAGAAATTGTTTTTTGTCCAATTGCTTCAAATCCACCAATCTTTTCTGGTTGACCATATCTAAATCTAACAAAATCACTATCTATCCATTGACCCTCTGCACCTGAAGGCGTATCTGATTTATTGAGTCCAGGTCTTATTTGCACGTTTGTTAAAGGCATATGGTATTTTACACCATTTTATAGCTTCTTCCAAGTAGACGGAGAAGGTATGTTATGTTCTGATTTTATATCTTCTTTCATTGTTATCATGATATCTCCCGATATAGATATGCGAGGAGTATCAATTGGATTTTTTCCTGTCTCATGAAATATCATTGATGGAAATATTATTAAATTACCTGTTTCTGCAGGATACTCAGCTTTTCCATAATTAATTTGATCCCACTCTTTAAAGTATGGATCTCTTTTTGGTATGTTTAATCCAACTTTATGTGCATCATCATCTATTAAAAACAAATTTCCTTGATTATTAGCTTGGGGGTAATACACAAAACTAAAATGACTACTCATATGTCTGTGATAAGAAATAAATTGATCTTTTGTAGATAATGTCGCCCAAGATTTTGTTATGTATATTTCAAATAAATCAAGATTATATTTTTGTTTGGCACATGCCACCGCCCATGATGTCTTTTGCAGATCAGCGCTTTAATCCTTCTCCAAATTGTAGTCCATCTTTGCAGCGCTTGTTACAGTGTTCTTCAAAAAATGTAAACCTTACAGTCTGGGAAACAACCACGGTGCCAATTGAGTGGCGTAGAGATTATGAATATTATAATCCAGATAAAATTATCG